TTTAACAATTGGTACAAGTTGATGAGCAGAAAGGGTCACAAGATTGTGGGCGTTGATGACATCGTGGTCTAGCTTATTTATTAATTTAATTTAAACACTATGACACATTATTTAAAGTACGTTGAAGGCGTACAAATCAAACTTACTGATGCTTATCAGTACAAAGAAGCGATTCGCAGGAATCAAGAGTTTAGTTTCAATTGCAGTGGGAAGGACAATCTTTTGGAGATGCTTCTAGAAACCAATCTCTTGAGAAACATCGAAACCCCATTCAGCTACATTGAAAAAGGGGTGGGGTGGAAGTCAAAGGACACGACTATTGAATGGAGTTCAGGAAAAGCATATCTGACTAAGTATCTCAATGATTGTATTCAGGATAACCTTGATGACAAGCTCCGTAGCTACACCAAGACAAAAACTATCTACGAGTTTGTCAAGGACATGGATATCAAAGACAAGAGGAGAGATTCTTGGGGTGACAAAAGATTTAATGGGAAGCTTGACAGAAAGGTAGGTCTCAAAAGCCAAACTCAATATGACGAGTTGAACTATGAGATGGAAACCCACAATGAACTTAGTATTAATATATCTCTTGAACACCTATGTTACGAAATAGGTCAGGAAGCTTGGGAGCTGATATTCAACATACCTTATGAGAATGTAAAGAAGGGATTGGAGTTTAACATGAAGCTTTACCTTTATGACAACGAGAGTAAGGACATCAACTTCAAGACCAACAAGTTACGCCTTCGCCACCTCAACTATGACAATAAGGTAAGCGACTATCATTTGAGCAGAGGGTCAATCATTTGGAAGCGAAACAAGAATGGCGAGAAGGTTGTTCAGAACGTCAAGTATTGTTCGAGTGCGTTTACTGACAGCTACAGAGATGTCGGCTTCAATACCTTTGTGATATACAAGCGAGAGAGAGATTTCTATATTGCTCAAAAGTACGAGACCAAAATCAAGGAGACCAACAACAGAGCTGTTGCCATGAGTGATTTGCATAAGATAGTTGGAGGGACAGCAGGTATCGTTGCTGAGAGTGTTAAGACCATTGATGAAGATGACTACGGAAAGCTTAGTCATATGTTCCGAACTCCTGACCGAGTAAGTAGATATACTTGGGGACAAGTAGTAGAGGTCACATTTGATGATGGCTCATTCATGTGGTATGACAACGAAAGAATGAAGGATGGCAAAGACATCAACGAGTGCTATGTTGGTGGACATTGGTCAGGGTATGTCCCACCAACCAAGCTTGATTCAAACGAGTTTCAGCATTTGGTTGCCAAGACCCTAGCTGAGTAAGTATAAATAGAGGAGTTTAAATCTGTTGTTTCATTGGTTAGGGGAGCTACTCCTCCTCCCCCCAACACAACTCAGGTGCTACCTTGGTGGTCGGAGTGGTATAGATTAGAGAGGTCATAGCTCTATTCGATTTGACACATACGTTAGTTAATATAACAGAGGTTCGAATCCTCGCCTGAGTTCTAATTTTAAATATAATTCTATGACTAAAACAAACATCGACTTAGATGTAATCTTCGACAAAGGTCAACAATACGATGGGTTGATTGATGAAGTTTACACTAAAAAATACATTGATGGGGTAAACCCCAAGAAGACACAAATGCATTGGCATTGTGGGTATGTAAAGCTCAACAAAAACCATTCTCTTGTTTCTTTATATAATTACATGGACAATTGGGGGAGATGCTACACTATCGACAAAACCATTAGTGTTCATGGTGGAATCACATATGATTCTTTGGATGATGAAGGCAACTTGACTTTGGGATTTGACCTCAGACATCATGGCGATGATAAGCTCATTGACCAAGAGGGTTTCGTCAAAGAAGAAACTACTCTATTTGCTATTGACTTACTAGAGGAGCATGTTAAGAAATCTGTTAGGCATCAGCTCATATCGGATAAGTATGATAAGATAACTGAACTGACAGAAGAAATTCATAAACTAAATCAATTATAATATGAGAAAAATCACACGACTAGCAATAGAAAAATTTATGAATGCAGAGCCATTCAAAATGTCAAACACAGAGGTGGTAATATATGAGACCACATTTGATAGATGTGAGTATACTACAAGGGCAGAGCTTCGGCTATTCGGAAACACGATTGCTCAAAGATACAATGACCCTGAAAACACTACATTCATTACGACTTACGGATGGAAAACCATGACAACAAAAGAAAGGTTGAATGGGATACCAAATGTCAATATCACTCAACGCAATAAAGTGTGGTACTTGAACGGCAAAGAGTGGGATGGAAAACTAATTAATATAAATCCAAAATACCAATAATAATATGGGACTACCAATCGCAACAAACACAGCATTGCAATGGAATGCTGAGGACTTAGTTTCTAATTCACATAGAGCATATATGAATGGAGACATAGACGAAGTAGAGTATAACTCTATTAAAGCTTTGGATAAAGACCAACAGCTTGACGTACTTGAATCAATCTTCGATGACATTGGCGAGTATATCATTGAGACCATAAACAATGATATCTACGGAGCTTTAGTTGACCGATACAATGATTCAAAGAAAGTGATAAATGAGTTGACGAATGAGGAAATCATGGACAGAATCCTGAAGCTCAAGATGACTAAGGGTATTGATGTTCGTGACGAAATCATACGTCTTCAGCAAATCATAGATGAAAGAATATCTAATAACTAAAATCAAAATCAAAATGAAAGTAAAAATTCAACAGCGAAGTGTCTACCACAAGTTTGCATCGGTAGAAATAGACGTGCCTGATAACTTAAACTCGGCACAATTAATCGAGTATCTATGGGATAATGAAGATTTGTATGTCGATGATATGGATGAGGCACTAAGCAAAGCACCATACGAGTATGGCTTCGGAACAGATGATGATGCGAATGACCACAACAAATCCTATATGAATGAACCTGAATCAGAATCAGAATGGAGATTTGATTGTGATAAATTAGAGATAGGAGGTCACCTATGAAAGCAAAGAAAAGAATATCTCATTGGACTATCAAGATTCAATGGGACAACGGCAAGGAAGAGTTTGTCGAATACATACCCAACTATGTTGCTACATCAGTAGATGAATTTTTAAATCAACTAGAAGATGAACAAGAACAACAGCAATTGGGAGTATGAAGACATAGTAATCTATGTCAGCATGATTGGAACAATCATATATATAATAATACAATTAATTAATAACTTAAAATAAATAAAAATGGGTAGATACTATTACGGAGACATCGAAGGTAAGTTTATGTTCGCTGTCCAACCAAGCGATGCAGGTGAAAGATTTGGAGCTTACGAAGTTCCAATAGAACCTGAATATCTTGACTACAAAGTAGAACGAAATTCATACGATGACATCTGCAATGAATTAGAATCAATCGAGGATTCAGGAGCTGTCAAGAGAGTCAAACATATGTGGTCTGAGCTAGAGAAGGAAGGTCAAATGGGATACAACCAAGATGACATGAAGAGATTCAAGGTCAGCGATAATGACATGAGTGAGTACGCAGATTGGCTTATGGGTAAGCAGATGAAAGATTACTTTGATGAGAATCCTGATGCTAAATGGTTAAACTTTAATGCAGAGCTATGAGTAAATTAATAACTTTCAAGGATGGGTTTGCGTGGTTAGATGTTACTGACCATGCATCCCAACACCCCAACAAGCTATTTGAATCTGAGATGGAGCTGTATACTTTACATGATGATGACAGCGAATCTCTTATCGAGTCCGTTGAAGAGCTTCAAGAAGCTTTGAGTCTTGGACTTCGAATCGGACTTGAGGTGGGTCATATCAGACCAAAGGAATCATGGTGGAGTAAGGCAGACAAGATACTTCAGGATGGATTTTGGTACATCAAAAGTGCTGATATTAAATAGAAAAAATTTGGAAATTAATTAAACATTTTGTATGTTTGTAAACTTAATAAACACTACTATGGGAAAATCAAAACAACTACTGATGTCTCAGCGTGAGCAAGAGACACATGACAACTACCGAGACGATGAGTATCGGTATCACCAATGGATGTCACATCTTCAAGAGACATCTCAATCTACAATAAGTAATAATCCGACTGAAGTATTGAATGACTTGTTTAAGACATTTGGAGAAATCTTTAGTCCTAATTCTAATGTTAATGAAAGAACCAATTTTTAAAGAGTACGCCACTAAGGTTGCAGACCTTTACAGCGTAAGTGAAGATGAGCTGTTCAGTAAAAGTAAGAGACGAGCTATCGTTGATGCGAGACACTTGCTCTATTACCTATGCAAGAACAGACCTATGAAGCTGAAATACATTCAGGATTACATGGGCAACAATGGATATAACGTGGGTCACTCCTCGATTATCCATGGCATCGAGCAAGTAACCATGAAGATAGAGCAGGACTCCGACTATCAAAAAGTAATTGATTCTATTAATGTATTATAGAGTTATAGATATATGGGAACAAGCTAAGCAAGATGAGTTTGCTGTAGCGTTGGATGGAGATGGATTCGAAGCTCGACTTTGTTACGGAACTAAAATAGTTAATGACTTTGATACAGATAGTATTAAGTTTTACAACACGACAAAAGGTGGTGGGTTCTATAAAGAGTTAACAGCTACTGAGATTGCATACTTCTGCGAGATGGGATGGAGAGGTGGAGTATATCAGATTGCTGTTGAAACCTACAAAGAAAAGCTCGACAAGATAGAAGAAGCTATCAAAAGAGAAATGAATAGTCGCAAGAATCCAAAGCAAATCCAATCTCTTAAATCAGCTCGTGAAAGAATCTTAAATCAATATCGTAAAATGAAAAGTAAAATCAATAAGTATGAATACTAAATTAAAAACAATCAACATCAAGGGTAAGGAGTATGTAGAAGTCAATGAAAGACTACGTTACTTCAGAGAAAATTATCCTAACTATTCTCTTACTTCAGAAGTAATTGAGAAAACCGAGAACTCCATATTGATTGGAGCCACCATCACAAACGAAGATGGTAGAGTAATCGCTTCAGGTTTAGCTGAAGAAGAAAAGGGTAGCACCTTTATTAATAAGACATCCTATGTAGAAAACTGCGAGACCTCAGCATGGGGGAGAGCATTGGCTAACTTTGGGATAGGTCTTGATACGTCAGTTGCTTCGGCTGAAGAGGTGCAGAATGCAATGGCAAACCAAAACAAAACTACATCTAAAAGTTTGTTAACCCTTCAGGTAGATGATGAGAATTGGACTAAGGTCTTAGGGTTTGTTGCTAACAACAAAGACAAGGGACTCCAATGGATTGCAGACCAACTAAAGATGAAGTACAAACCTTTATCAAAGAAGGTCAAGGATGAAATCCAAAAACATCTAGCTTAATGGAGAAGAAGGTAACCAAGAAGATTCTGAATCTGCTCAAGTCAGACGAGGAATACTACATGGGATTGGGTAAGCAGTTCTTATCCAACTCAGACATCGGTACGCTGATGAAGAACCCAAAGAACTTTGGGATTGGCATGGAAGAAAACAAGAACCTCATCATGGGCAGATACTTTCATTGCTTGATACTTGAACCTGAGAAAGCTCAGGATTATAAAGTATATTCAGGTAAAGTTCGCAGGGGTAAAGAGTATGATTCATTTTTATCAGAAAATAATCTTACCTTTTGCCTCTTGGAATCTGAGAAGGATGAAGTACACCGATGGGTAGATACTATGATGTCTCATATTGAGTTCCATGATTTAATCAGAGAGGAAGGAAACCTCTATGAAGAACCCCAAGTCAAGGAAATCCATGGAGAATTATGGAAAGGTAAAGCAGATATTGTGTCGAATGATTTTGTGCTTGACCTAAAAACAAGTGGAGATATTACTAGCTTCCGAAAGAGTGTGTATAATTTTAACTATGATAGCCAAGCGTATATTTATCAGCAGTTGTTTGGGAAGCCATTAAAGTTTTTAGTGGTGGACAAGACATCGTATATGTTGGGGATGTATGAACTCGCTCCTGAAACTCTAGCAAGAGGAGAGGAGAAAGTTAAAAAAGCTGTAGAGATTTACCGAAAGTTTTATGGTGATAATCCTACAGCAGATATTAACCAATACTATTATTATGAAGTTATTTAAACGAGCTTATGAATGGGTAAAAAGTAAATTTAAAAAGAAACGATTGATGCATGTAGATGTTCCGATGACATGCAGTAGTCGTGCCGAGAAAAAAAGAATTATCAAGGCAACAAAATTACTATTGGAACAAACAATTATAATACTATAAATTATGTCAAAACAAGAAGAGAAAATCTTTGCAGACGGCTTCTCATTTAAGAGGAGAGACAACGCACCTGACTTTGTTGTCGGAAGAATAAGCGTTAAAGTAGACGATGCTATTTCATTTATGAAGAAGCACGAGAAGAATGGTTGGGTAAACCTCAACTGCAATCAGGCGAAGTCAGGTTCATATTACATGGAGCTTGATACATTTGTTCCTGAAAAGAAAGCTGAGACAAGCACACAAAAAGAAAGTGCTGACCTACCTTTCTAAGATAACACTAATCGGGAGGGGGGTTATCCCCTCCCATTTTTTTTACACTATGAATGACAAGTTTAATACAATTTTAGAGGTTATATTTTTCTTATACATTATTTATTTTTTATTCTTTTTTTCCCCTACGATGTAAAAAAAGTAGGTAAAGTAGGTAAGTAACTGATAATCAGTAAGAAACTTAGCCACAAAGTCGGCATAAAGTCGGCACAATTAAATTAAATATGACAACAAGCACAACAAACATTACTATATTTAAGAATATAAAGGAGACCGATACTCCATTCTACAGACCTATCGGAACTATACTTAATCGAATCAAGGATGGTTCATCTAAAGAGTTGGTTAAGAGAATCAGAGCTGAACAAAACAAATCAGAACGCAACGAGCTAAAGAAACTACTCCCTGCTATATGTTTCTCAGGTGTATTTGTAAAGAGAAACGATAGTAGTATCCAAGAACACTCAGGGTTTATCTGTTTGGACTTTGATAACTACGAGAAGAAGAAAGAGATGTTGTCTGATAAAGAGAACCTAGAGAAGAACAGATATGTCTACTCGGTTTTTATTTCTCCATCAGGACAAGGACTCAAAGTAATTATCAAGATACCTAACGATGCAGAGAACCATGTCAACTATTTCAATGCACTTGAAAAACATTTTGACAATCCACATTTTGATGTAGCAGTAAAAAACCTATCGAGAGTTTGCTACGAATCTTACGACCCACTTATATATATCAATGAGAACGCTAGTGTTTGGGATAAGATAGAGGAGAAGGAGTACAAAGAAGTACATCAACATAGAGACCTTCCTACTATACCAATCACAGATGAAAATAAAATTGTAGACATCCTTGTTAAGTGGTGGACTAAGAAGTATCCAATGACCGAAGGCAATCGAAACAACCATTGCTTTGTGTTGGCATCAGCGTTCAATGACTTTGGTATAAACCAATCACTTGCAAGTTATGTACTGAATAACTACAGCACTCGTGACTTCAATGAGTCAGAGATACAAAGAACTATTCAATCAGCATATGCACAGACACAGAACTTTGGAACTAAGTATTATGAGGATGAGGATAGAGTAAATAATATCAGGATAAAATTACGCAGAGGTTCAACTAAAAAAGAAATTCGTTCTCAGCTTCAGGACTCTCACATCGATGAGCAGACTATTGAAGCTGTACTCCACAGAGTTGATGAGGAAAATAAAGAGAAACAATTTTGGACAAAGAATGACAAGGGTGTAATCAAAATAGTTCACATATTATTTAAGCAGTTCTTAGAAGACAATGGATTCTACAAGTATTGTCCTGAAGGTGGAAAGAACTATGTGTTTGTCAAGGTAACTAACAACCTGATAGACCACACAGATGAAAAGCAAATCAAGGATTTTGTATTAAACCATCTCATTGAAATCGATGACCTCAGCATCTACAATTATTTTGCTGACCAAACAAGATTCTTTAGGGAGGAGTTCTTGTCGTTGCTATCAACGATTGACATATACTTTATTGAAGATAGTAAGGACACCTCTTATTTGTACTATAGAAATTGTGCTGTAAGAATTACAAAGGATAACCTAGAGATATTAGATTACCTAGACTTAGGTGGGTACGTTTGGAAAGACCATGTAATAGATAGAAACTTTAACAAGTGTGAGGTAGTGAACTGTCATTACATGCAGTTCGTAAAAAATATATGTGGCAAAGAAGAGGACAGAATAACTTCTATGGAATCAACGATTGGCTTCTTGATGCATGGTCATAAGAACCTCAGCTATTGTCCTGCAGTAATCTTGAACGATGAGGTAATATCTGACAACCCTGAAGGTGGGACAGGTAAAGGTATATTCATGAATGCATTGAGCCACATGAAGAAAGTCGTGACGATAGATGGTAAATCATTTGCATTCGAAAGAAGCTTTGCATACCAACTCGTTTCAGCAGACACACAAATACTTGTCTTTGATGATGTAAGAAAATACTTTGACTTCGAAAGATTATTCTCTGTAGTAACAGAAGGATTAACGCTTGAGAAAAAGAATAAGGATGCAATCAAGATACCATTCGAGAAGTCTCCGAAGATAGCCATCACTACGAACTACGCAATCAAGGGTGCAGGTAATTCTTTTGCGAGACGAAAGTGGGAGCTTGAGTTACATCAACACTATAATAAAAACTACACTCCACTTGATGAGTTCGGTAAATTATTCTTTGGTGATTGGGGAGACGATGAGTGGTGTGAGTTTGATAACTACATGATTAAGTGTGTGCAGTTTTACCTCAGCAATGGATTGGTTCAAAGCAAGTTTGTGAATCTTCAAATCAGACAGCTGTCAGCAGAAACATCTCATGACTTTATTGAATGGTGTGGACTTATCAATGGCTCTCAACCAAACGATAAACTTGCAGTAGATACCAAGATATATTTACAAGAATGCTATTACGATTTCATTGAGCAGTATCCTGACTACGCACCGAAAGCAAAGATGACCATCAGTAGAATTAAGTTTAACAAATGGATGGTATCATATGCAGTATACAAATCAGGTGGTCAACCTGAAAGAAACAGAGATTCATCAGGTGCTAGATGGATGAGAATTAAAAAAGCAGAAGAGTTTTCAGTACAAAAAAACTTGAAGCTATGATGGAAGCAAACCAAGAACAAATAGACTTAGCTTTTAGAAACTCTTATGAGGTTATAATTAATAACGCAGATGCAAGTGATATCATTGCAGACTCAGGATACTTTATTCACCATCCTGCTAGACCAATTGACAAGCAAACTATTGAGGACATGATACATTACTTTGGAGAGTCCGATGAGTTTGAAAAATGTATTGCTCTAAAAAAATATATAGATGATAGAGAATGACTTGATTCAATATAATAATCTAGGGTATTCTGACAAAGAATGTTTATCTCAACTGCAGACACTCAAAAGAGTTATGTTCGCCACAGACAAAGTAAAGTATGGCAGAGGAAGAAATGTTCACTACAAGCAGGAGTTTAGATTTAAAGGCAGAGCTAATGACGAGGTAAGAGAACGCATAACAAGAAGCATCAAACACTATGAAAATAAAATACAGAAAATATCAGGAGAACATAATTAAAAAATCCCTTCCCATCATACAGCGTTATGGTTTTATTTACCTAGCGATGGAGGTAAGAACAGGTAAAACCTTAACAGCTCTAGGTATAGCTAGAGCATGTGGATTTAGAAACGTGGTCTTCATAACTAAGAAGAAAGCTATATCAAGTATTCAAAGTGATTACAATTTACTTGCACCGAACTATAAGTTCAATGTAATCAACTACGAGTCCATGCATAAACTAGATATCACTCGTTGTGATTTTTTAATTCTAGATGAAGCTCATGGTATGGGTGCATTCCCCAAGCCAAGCAAGAGAGCAAAGGATGTTAAAGAGTTTATAAAGAAACACAGTTGTGCTGTGTGTTTGTTGTCGGGAACGCCTACACCTGAAAGCTACAGTCAAATGTATCATCAGGTGTATGGCATACCCACTAATCCTTTCAATCAGTTTAGAAACTTCTACGATTTTGCTAGTCAGTTTGTAAAGGTGTCAAGGAAAAAAATTAACTCCATGTACATCAATGACTATAGCAACGGACTCATGTCTATCGTGAGAGCTATGCAACCATACACTATATCGTATACTCAAAAAGAAGCAGGGTTTGTTAATGAAATAAACGAGGAGATTCTGTTTGTAGAAATGAAACCAAACACATATAGGATAGCCAAGAAACTAAAGAGAGACAGCGTGGTAGAGGGAGCTGAGCAAGTGATACTTGGAGATACACCTGCCAAGATGCTACAAAAACTACATCAGATATATTCAGGAACTATAATCTTTGAGAGTGGTGAGTCTATGGTGTTAGACAAAAGCAAAGCTGAATTTATAAAGTACCACTTCAAAGGAAAGAAGATAGGAATCTTCTACAAGTTTAAGCAAGAACTAAAAGTATTGAAAGAAGTCTTCGGTAAAGAAAACTTAACCACCGAGCTTGAGGAGTTTGACAACACCAACAAATCTATAGCTCTTCAAATAGTTTCAGGTCGTGAAGGTATATCGTTACGCAAAGCTGATGCTCTAGTATATTATAACATAGACTTTAGTGCGACAAGCTATTGGCAGTCAAGGGATAGGATGACCACTAAGTTCAGAAAGAACAGCAAAGTGTATTGGATATTCTCTGACGAGGGAATAGAAAAAGATATTTACAAAACAGTAATCAAGAAGAAGGACTACACAGTTAATCACTTCAAAAAGGATTTGTTATCTTTGTAACATGAGGTTCGTCAAGTTTCTTTTGGTATGGATAAGTCAGAACTTGGCGATACCTTTTTGGGTTGTGGGTCATATACACCTATCAATTCATAGCTTTCACGATGTAGTGGAAGTGGTCTCATCCATAGGCATGAATGTTATTGTAGCCATTGGATTTATAATTGATTACCGTAATGACGGAGCAACAAATACAACGAAAAAGAATTAAAGAGTTAGAGGAGCAAGGGTATTATGTTATTAAACTAACTGTGACCAACAAGAATGGCATCCCTGATTTGATAGCCATTCCACCTGACTCAAAGGTATTATTTAGCGAGATAAAGAAACCCAATGGTAAACTATCAAAGCTACAAGAGTACAGAATAAAAGAACTTGAACCCTATGCAGACACAGAAATATATCGAGGATGAAAAAATTATCTATGAGGTAGATGATTTTTTTGTAGAAAAAATTAGAGAGCTACCACAAAGACTAGCATTCTACATTGCTAAACAAATCGATAACTCTGCAGAGGACTTACCTAAATTAAATAGTTGGACCCAAAAAGTAGGAGGGGTCTACACCAAAGGGGATGAACCTGTATACTATGAGGTTGAATTTTTAAATGAATACGGAACAGTTCCGTTGTTTGTTGATGTTGAACTCATTGATTCAGATGATTACCTAGACTACTATATTGAAAATCTAATCCTAAACTTTAATGAAAATACAAGTAAAGCCAAAGGTCAAGAAGGCGTTAGTTAAAACTATCACGTCATGCATGGGTGCTGACCCCACCATCAACACTAGAAAACAAGAGGTAGTAAATGCTCGAATGATATACTATGTGATATTAAAAGAGCTGAACTATGGATATACTGCTATATCAAAATCCCTTAATAAAAATCATGCCACAGTCATTCATGGAATAAGAACCTTTAATGATTTGATTGGATATGATAAAGAATTACGCAGAGATTATGACCTTGTTAAGACGTTGTTTTTAGAAGAAGGAGGAGACAATCCACTTCAGTATAAAACACACCAAGAGTTAATTAATACTGCAATGGATTTGGAAAATCAAATAAAAAGTTTAAATTTGTTTAATGAAAAGCTTAAAGATAGTCTAAATTCTTACAAAAAGTATGATGATATTGTCAACTTGATAAAGGAAAGAAACGTAAGAGATGAATCTTTAGACTACATAAAGCACAAATTAAAACACATACTCAATGGTCTACATGATAGATGATGTCGATAAGATACTAGAGTTCAAGACTTGGAATGATAAGCGAAAGATTGACGAACTCCTACGCATCGACTGTAAAATGTACACTAACTTAGGGAGCGACTCTTCTAAAACCGAAAGAGCCGAGGTCAAAAAGAACTCACGCAAAATATATAGAGCAATCAGTAAGATAGATGAAAGGTTAGGAAAGGGATTTTTGTTCGCTATGGATAAGGAATAATAAATGAAACTAACAGCGTTGGAGAAACTAAGAGTGAACCACATCAATTCTGTGATGTCGATACTCCATCTCCACGTTTCAGATATCTACGAGACTCTTTGCGATAAAGAGTTCAAGGAAACCAAGCTACATATAGACTCACTTCAAAAGCAACTCAAAGAGTTGTCCGACTCTATACAGGATGAAATCTAGAACTTGTACTGTTTGTCGGAAAGAAAAAGATATATCAGAGTTTTATCTGTCGGGTTACTATCGTTCCGATAATGGTGAGAACATACCTATGGCTAAGTGTAAGGCTTGTTTTAGGAACATTAAAAACATACGAAAAAGAAAAATAAAAAATTGGATAGAAGATTACAAAGCATCAGGTAAGTGTGCGAAGTGTGGATACTCGAAAGAAACTCATGAATCTTTTACAGCTAAAGCTTTAGAGTTTCATCATGCACAAGACAATAAAGACTTTGCCATAGGGAATGCACTAAGTAAAGGATATTCTATCAAAAAAATACAAAAGGAAATAGATAAGTGTGTGTTGCTTTGCTCCCGATGTCACACCGAAATACACTACAGCTCATGAGATTTGAAAGTGGTAAAGATTTAGACAGAGAGAAAAGAGCAATTCAATTCTTTGTTGATAGGTTTGGTGGGTCGTTCAAGAAGTTAGACCCTAATGATGTAGACTACAGAGTGTACGATAAGGATGGTAAAATCATTGCGTATGCAGAGGTCAAAGGCAGATACAGAACCCTAGCTCAAGCTTACCCACTACCCATAGCAGCTCGTAAAGTAGTAAAGCTTTGCGACAAAAGATTAAACCCTGTTATTATATGGGCGTGTGATGATGGAATCATCTACGGAAAACCACAGGAGATTGTGGGCGAATGCAAATGGGGTGGCAGAAAGCCACGAGAAGGAGCTGCAAATGACCAAGAGATAATGGTGTACTACGACAAGCAAAAGACGTTACGATACTATAGGTACTACGAGAAGTCTTAACCTCCGTATCGTTTAGATGGTCTGAGTCCCCTAGGTTTTCTAGGGGATTTTTTAAATCCATCAGTTGCGTAGTACAGCTTTACTTGTTTCTCAGTAAAGACTCTGCCACTTGGACTTTGATACTTATTGTCTCCTATCTTTTTGAACGGCATTACTTCGGTCCTAGTTTAAGTTCGTTATCCTTCTGACTTTGTGGTCCAAGCTTCAGAGGATTCTTTTTTCTACTGCTTTGTGGTCCAAGCTTCAATGAGTTTTCAAGTTGCCTCGACTGTCTGTTATTCCTTTCCTGTTCTTTTCTGAACTCCTCGTTCTGCTCAGCAATACTCTTAGGTTTCTTTGTTTCTTTTTTCTTTGGTCCTTCTATCTGATAGTTGGAGAAATTTAAAAGCCTTAGAATATCTTCACCCAATTCTCCTTCACCTAACTTTGAGTAGTTATCGATAAATCTTTTTAGTGTAGGTGCAGGAAGAGAAGTAAGTGTTAACGCTTCAGCAATCAAGTTTTCTAAAGCTTCTTGTTTCTTTTCAGGATTTTTAGTTCCATCAATTTTTTCATATCGCTTGGCAAGTTCTGTTATTCTGAAACCTATTTGTAAAATACCAACTGTTCTTGCGTTATCACCTGCGTATGGTTTATTTGTAAAGAAGTCTCCTGCCGCTTGAAATAGCTCACCCAAAATAAACAATGCGTTTAGGTTACCAAGTACAGCAGCTCTTATTAAATCCTCATCGTCATCATCTCTAAATGGTCTGA